TTCTTCGGGTGGGACCACAACCATTCCTTGGAATGGGACATACTCGATTACGGCTGTCCCTACACCTTCTAGCTTTACCTATACCCAGATAGCTCCTAATAATCAGACGGTAGCTGCGGGTACCGCCACTATCGTTGGAAATGTAACCCCTGGCCCTCATCAAGTGGCTGTGTGTTTCATTACTAGAGAGCAGTACATTACCAAGCCCTCCCCAGCAGTCACATTCATTGCAAATGGTGGACAACTCCTACAGTTGACTGGGATAGCCACAAGTCTAGCCCCCAACATCATAGGAAGGATACTGATATTTACCCCCACTATTATCCCCCCAGCTACTTCTGGCCCATTCTTCTACTTTGACGGCCCAGTGGACACTCCTACTGCTGGCACGTTTGCCTCAATGGTCATCAATGATAATGTCACCACCTCCATAATCCTTGACTTCATGGATGCTACTTTGGAGAATGCGGTATCTGCAACCAATCTATTTAATCTGCTGGAGCTTGGAGAGTGTGCTTGCACTGCTGCCTACAATGAGAGAACGTTCTGGTGTGGGGAGAGGAACAAAGTTGCTAACTTCACCAATACTACGTTTGATGGCGGGTTCGATGCCACTAAGACCTTTCCTCTTGGATGGCTACTGGACCCCATTAGTGGGGCTGGTGGAGGCTCTGCCATAGCTCAGGGTCAAACTCCATACTATGGAGATGCCTATGCTATCGAGGGGGATGGGGCTACAACTGTTAGAGGGCTGATAACTCAGAGTGCTTTCCAAGACTGGCTTGGTGTCCCCATTATAGATATTAATACGGCTTATAGTGTCAGGTTCAGGGCGGCACATGGGGTAAGCGGTCAAGGTACCTCTGGTATTCTAGTAATAGAGTTGTATAGCCCAACAGCAGGTAGTCTCGGTATTGCCACTGTGTCCTTTAGCCAATTACAGGGACAGTATATAGAATTCATACTGCCTATACTCGCAGCTCAAGCTGTGATCCCTATGGACCTACAGCTACGGGTCTATACTAAAGGAACAGTGAGTAATGGGATATTCCTACTCATAGAGAACATTGAGTTCTTTCCCACTCTCCAGCCATTCATCAATACCACTGTTCGCGGGTCCTATGCTTTAGACCCGGAGAGCTTCGACCAAGAAACAGGGGACTTAGTGGTTGGGGCTGATGACGGCTATCCAGTACGCTCCATATTCAATCTCCTAGATGGTAAGCTCTACTTTGTCAGAGAACTAGGGTTATATGCTACACAGGATGATGGGCAAAATGAGCCTGACCTGTGGCCTGTCACGGAAGTCTCGGCTACTATGGGTACAGGGTCATCCCGTGGGGTAGGTATAGGAGAGAGTTGGGCTATCATAGCTCACAAGACTGGGATATACATATTCTGGGGCAGTGAGCCTGTCAAGATTAGCCAGGAGATTCAACCTGACTGGGATACGGTTAATTGGAATTATGACCACACCATCTATGTCACTGTGGATACCACCAACAAGAGAATCCATGTGGGTGCTCCTGTGGGTGCCAGCACTACTCCTAATGTCGAGTTTGTGTGTGATTATGCTCAACTGGCTAATTCCGAGGGACAGACAAGCGCACAGGACATTGCATCACACCCGCAAGCCTACTACTCGGTATACAACCCCACCAAGGTAGTAGCTCCCGGTAAGGCCCGTAAGTGGACCCTGTGGAACATCACTATGAATTGCTGCACTCAAGCTATTCGTAGCGATGGGTCCTACCACCTTCTCCGGGGTAACGGTCTGGGGAATGGAAAGGTCTACGATCAGCAGCCTACTCAGCTATCCGATGATGGAGTAGCCATCAATAGCCAATATCAGACAGCCTTCATGCCTCAGATTGATGATGAGCAGGCTCTACAGCTTGGTGCTCACCGTAAACTGTTCAAGTATCTCACAGGCTATGCTGCGGGGGCTGGGAACCTTAATAGATTCATTTATGGCCCGCAGGGGCAGCGCGGAGTCCAGTTAGTCCCATATCCCCTACAGAATCCAGAGCAGTGGGACTTTGAGTCCAACTTGAACTGGCCGGGTGAGAGGGCCAGCTTCCTCTGGGGCACTAATGCTGTAGGAGCATGGTTCAAAGTGACCAAGTGGATACCCACTCTGCAAAGAGAGATTGTTACCCCAGTTAGGGGCAACAGGTAGTGTAATGATTACATTTGAACATCAACTGGGGAAGTGATGTCAACAACTAATCCTAAGCAGCAATTACTCCATGTGGAGCAGATAACATCAATAAGGGTCTTACATCCACCCACGGCTGACGCCATTCAGAAGATTGTGGACTACATTAACAAGAACTTAGTGCCCCCTCGAGGAACAAAGGTGCAGCCCAAGACATGATTATCCGTGAATACCAAGACTCTGATTTGGGGCGTATCAAGGACCTGCACAAGCGGTCTGGGTTCAAGTACCCATTCCCTGATATGGATGACTTCTTCTCTCGACGTATAGTAGGTAGTGGGGATGAGGTGGGGATGATAAGTATGCTGAAGCTAACGGCTGAGGCATATCTTATCTGTGATCCAGAGTGGCGTACCCCAGCTTGGCGCATGGAAGCCTTACGACAAGTACAGTCTTTGGCTAACTCGGATGCCAAGGCTAAGGGTGTAGTGGAGGCTGTGGCCTTCATACCCCCGTCTGTTGAGAAGACATTCAGGAGACGATTGGGCAAGATGGGATGGCATCGTAATAAACCATCTTGGCACTCCTATTGGAAGGAAGTGCTCTAATGTCCCGTTCAGCCACTAATGAAGCCAAGACAGCACAATCCACAGCAGGCACTAATGCTGCCCAGTACGGGGCTAATGCAGCCCAAGAGTTAGGTCCTCTCAACAGTCGGGCCACTAGTCTTATCAATTCTCAGGGGTATGATCCCACTACCTTATCTGCTATCACTAATGCGGGTATGGGTGGGGTCAATGCTGCATTTGGGGGAGCAGCGGGGCAGGTTAATAGGCAAGCTGCCCGTACAGGAAACACTGCGGGAACGGCTGGGCAACTGGACACCTTAGCTCAGAATAAGGGGATTGCTGGGGGTCAAGAGGCCGGGAATATTAATATACAAAATGCCAACTTTGCCAATCAACAAAGGATGGCTGGCCTTAACCTTTTGGGCAGTCTGTACGGGATGAACACTGGTGCTCAGACGGCTAATGAAGGTATCCAGACTGGGGATATTAACGCTCAAACTGCGGCTGGGCCGGGATGGATGCAGAACCTAACTGGTATCTTAGGGGCTAGTGGCAGCCTGTTTGGTAAAGGTGCTCAAGCGGCTGGTGCTGGGGGGGCTGGATAAATGGCAGATTTAGAAGATGATGAGTTGCTAGATGAGGAGGATAAGCCTAAGAAGCCTGTCCCTCAGGGTCCCTTACAACCTATCGGAACTCCTATTGTGCCCACTTCTGGTGAGTCCGATTCTGGCAGATTCCAAGATGTTAGGCCCATACTCCCTCAATCGAGCAATCCAACCCCTGCAATAGCCCCCATCATGCCGGGAGCTGGCACATCCCCAGCCCCGGCAAGTGGGGCGTCCATAGGTTCCCCTATTGGGCCTACAGCCCCCCGGCCTGCTGGTGAACGGGCTGCCACCCTAGCGGCTAACCCACCTGAATATCACGGGTTTAACAAGTTCTTGGATACTCTGGGTAGAGTTACCTCAGTGGGGAGGGCTATTGAGTCCGGTGGGGGATATGGGACACTAGGGTATGGCTCTAGGTTAAATAGAGCTAATACCCAAGCCCAAGCTGAGGAGAGACAGATTGAGGGTGGGGAAAAGGAGCGTCAAGCTAAAGCTACCCTAGAGGAAACACAAGCCCGCACTGGTAAGGAGACAGCACAGGGAGAAGCTGCTAAAGCTGGTATGGAAAGTGTAATCATTACACTTCCAAATGGTCAAACAATGACCGTTCCCCAGAGCCAACTAGGGCCGGATGTTAGGGCCTTGATAACCCAACAGGGGGCGGGCCAAAGGACTGCTGCTACTAATGAATCCCGTGAGGGTATAGCGGCTGATGCCAATAAGGTCAAAGAGGACCAACTTGCTGGCAGGGTGCAGCCCCATATCACCACAATGGTTGGTGGTGAGGCTCATATCATGGAGCGTGACCCTAAGACTGGGGCATATACCATTGACCGTGGGAAAGCTGTCCCCAGCTATGGTGCCACAGCCCCGCAGACTAGGACTACAGAGTTATTGGGCGCTGACAATGTGATGCACCGTTTCCAGTTCAATCCTGAGACCAAGACCTATGATATTGACTTAGGGCCTGCTCCTACTGGGACGGCTGCTCACCAAATATTCCAAGCTGGGGCTATCGAGGACCTAGCGCCAAAGGTCATAGATGACATTAATGCTCACAGAGAAGTGCTGGGTAAACTGTCATCCTACTACAAGCAATGGTTGGCCGGGACTCCTATATCGGACCCTGTAGCCTCTCAGATGATGGCAGAGCTAATGTCCCTAGCGGCTATGCAGCCTGCTCTCCACGCCTTTAGGTCCACTAATGCCTTAGAAGCATTCGAGAAACTGATTGGTGGATTGGCCAAGGACCCGGATTCCACTATAGCTACAATCCAAGGATTGATGAAGACTCCCCAAGCCTTCACCGATATAGCCCGTGGAGGGCCACACAATCCCAAGGGTGGAGGAACAGGGGGAGGAACAGAGCAACATGATGAGGGCACTACTAGGACCAATAAGCGCACTGGTGAAGTGCAGACTTGGACTAAGGATAAGAATGGAAAGATGGGATGGCAGACAACAATACAGCCACGGCAGTAGCAGATGATGAGTGGGAAGTAAAGCCCCCAGCTAAGAAGCCTGGAGGGGATGATGAGTGGAGTGTGTCTCCACCTCCTGCTGCCCCTAATCCTAAGACTGGTGCTGGTATGGAGGACTATTCCCTACAGCAAGCTCATAGCATGTTTACCCCTAATCAGGTCGTGGGAAACGATGCTCATGGGCAGCCTATCTATGATAAGCCCCCCAACCCCATAGATAAGGCAGCTAGTGAACACACGACCAACCAAGTACGTCTTGGTGCTGCTGAGAATAGGGCTATGCAGTCCCCTACCCCTTTCACTAATGCCTCATCCCTGTTTGCTCCTGTGACGGCTGCCAAACAGATCATAGGGGCTAAGGTGGGTAGCCGTATTGGTGAAGCGGTGGACCCTGAATATGGCCCACTAGTAGGGGGGGTACTGGGGGGTGGGGTAGCCACTATCAGCCCCCGTTCGGCTGGTAGTGCTGTCCAGCGTGTTCTGCGGGGTCCTGGAGGTAGTGGGGAAGTCTCTATTAACCCTGTAAAGTCAGTCACCCGTGAGCTAGAAGCTAGTGTGCCCCGCAATGAGCCTCCCGGAGCTAGGGATGAGATGTATAATGAGAAGGGCGAATCTCTAATGAGTAGGGGGGCAGAGCAGGAGAGGATTGACGCGGAGAACGCTAGGAACCTACAGGAGATTGAGAAGTCCAAGCAGCAACACCTTGCAGATGTAGGCAAACATGAAATGTTGTTTGGGCAGGAACAGGCTGATGCTGTAGCGCGGGATCAAGCAGCTCGGGAAGCTGTCCCGGTATCCAAGTCCTCTGGACCTTACCGTGGCCCATCATCTGTTAGACTCTCTGGGGATGTGCCTGCAAACTCATCCACTAGGCTACCACCCTCTATAGCCCCCGGCCCCGCTGTACCTCCAGGGGGACTGCCTTCAGAGGCTACAGGACCCACCCTATTTGAGCCGGGTACTAGTACTAGAGAGCCGGGTAGGGTGGGCAATGAGGGGAGTGCTGCCCGCTTCCCTAATAAGAATGCTTATGAGCTGGCTAAGAAGGGTAGCCGGGAAGCCATTATGACTCTAGGCAGACGGGGCATAGAGCCTCCCCCGAATAGCCGCTACATCATGGGTGATGTAGACACGGATAGGGTAGTCTACAATCCCCGTGAAGTCACCCGCTTTGAACCATCCGGGGAAGCTATCCGGGATATGTCTGTACCTGAGAAGGGTGGGCGCGCCCGTATTGTGACTCCGAATGAGATACATGGGACTAGCGTAGACTTCCCCAGCCAGGGTCCTACAGAGTTCCAGGGGGAGAATAAGCGTGTTGCTCCTGGTGCATCCCCAACTGGGACAGAGCGCCGATCCCAAGCTATGCAGGATTACCACCAAGCAATCACAACCACTCCCCCAGGGCAGCAAACTCCCGGTGAGAAGCTGGCACAAGATACCAGAGCAGCACAGGCTGGGAAACCTAGTGGGATAACCGAAGGGGATGCTCGACGCTTCATTGCCGGCGACAAAGAGCTATATGCTAAGTTCCGGGAGCTGGACGCCTCTGCTAATAAGGGAGATCGAGCAGCCTATAAGCAGCGGGATGAAATGCTCGTAAAAGCCATGCAGGACATGAAAAAGATTCAATAATAATGCTTGACAACTGTTTCGATTCGTGATAATATCGAAGTTGTATGCCAGAAGGAAACAGGGCAGACGCGGCGATTCGGCCACGGGTTTCGGTGTAATCATTACACCTTGAGAATAGGGGGAAAAGGGTGACACTCAGTCCAGTAATCAAAGGATCGCTGTACAATATGGTATCCACAGTTTGCGGCACCATTCTCTCCAACTCCATAGACCCTCAAACGGAGTTCTTTAGTTGGAGATGGTTCAGGCACGTAATAGTGGTTTCCGTGGTCCTCATTATTTTCAATGAGGCCAAGTACTGGAAACAGTGGGCAGACAAGGAAAGCGTGAAGACTTCCATTGTCTTGTGCTTTTTCTCATCCTTTGCCATTGGAATCATCATGGATGTAGTGTTTCGCCTCAGCCACCTATAGGACCTTATGCGTAAATTCTTTTGGGTATCGACAGCTATCCTAGCCCTAGTGCTAATCCTGCTGATACTAGTGTCCCTTGTGCTCTATATTGCAGGATGCTCTGTGCGTACAATACGGGGTACAATCCCCCGTGAGTGTATCACTCAAGTACAGTTGAGTGACCACACCCACTGTGAGGAACAAGGGGATGGGTCCTACTTGTGCAAAGGTTTACTGCTCACATTCCGTAAAGGATGCGAGAGGGTAAAAATCCAGTAGAGGAGAATGTAATGATTACACGTAGCAGAATCAAGGCTCTAGCGGTACTGGCAGTACTAGTCACACTTTCCTTTCTTGCTGTTCCACTTCGCGCTCAGACGAATGTGGCACAGGCCCCGACACCGCAATACTTCGTCATCTCGGTCAGTGCTGCTGGCTATGGTGGGCAGAAGTCCGTACAGCCCGTCACTATCGCGGGGACTGCGGTACAGCTCACCTCCAATCTGTCAGTGGGATACAATCAGATATTCAATCCCAATGACTCCACAGCACCGAAGTATAACCTTGGAGTAGCCAACTACACCAGGCAACTGGCAGAGGTATGCTCCTACTGTAAGAATCACTTTGTCTTTGACACTACCCAAGTCCTTCTCACCGGACAGTTTGGGGCAGGTAAGGTGTCTATGACCCCGACAGGCTCTAACGTGTCAACCTCCCATATCGCGGAGATAGTAGGTGGGTTCATCAGCCTCCCGATGGCAAACCATGTCTCCATGCAGGTGCTAGGTGTACAGTATATACACGGCACAGGCACCACGACCCTGACCCGCAATAACACGTACCAGATCAGCGCGGGTCCGTACTTCACGTTCTAATATGATGGCTTGGGTCTATTACGCTTTCCTGCTTTGGATTGCAGTCAGCCCTGTATTCTTCTGGGTGCTCTGGCGTAAGGTGAGAAGGCTAGAGCGCAAGGGCTGAGTGGAGTTCCATTCCGGGTAGGCTCCTCCCCGATGCAATGGGATATGGACGGCCTCACGTCGCCGGGGCCGTCCATTCTTTTCTGTTGACAGCCAGTAAATCCTCAGTTATCATGGGCCGCTATGAAATTCTACGGCTCCCCCGGTAAGTGCATCGAAAATAACCCTACCGCTCAAAGTGTCCTCTTCTGTGACAAGTTCATCAACCTCAGTACCATAGCCCTCTACACTGGTATCTCTACCTCTCACCTATCCATGCTGTTCTCTGGGAAAAGACAGCCCTCCCTAAGAGTAGCCAAGCTGATAGCCCTTGCATTGGATATGACTCTGCAAAGGTTCGTATCCCAATTAGAGGACCATACCGGGCAACTCAAACCCTATCTCAGACAAAAGCCAACAAAGTTCAAAAAAGGTCTTGACAAGGAATCTGCCGCATAGTAAGGTTTCACTCGCAGAGAATCCATGAAGATACCAACTCCAATAGAATGTGGCTTGTCCGAGAAGTTCACCTCTTGGAGAACCAATCAAGAGACGATGATTGATGTAATGATTACACAATCAGCCAAGAGATTTGTGGCTTTATCTGCTCCCACGGGTAGTGGAAAATCTCCTGCCTATATAGCCTATGCCCTTTTGAGTGGAAGGCCCACTTGCGTAGTCACCAACTCTAAGGGACTGCAATCCCAACTGATGGATGACTTCGCTAGCTGTGGGATGGTAGACATACGGGGAAGGTCCAACTATCAGTGTGCTCTGCGGGATGATTATAGCTGTAGCGAGGGCTATGCTGCCCGCTGCCCATACAAAGGGTCTATCAACTGTCCATCCAGCCAAGCGGAGATGCGAGCCTCCTCATCCTCCCTGGTAGTCACCAACTACGATAAGTGGATAAGTTGTAGTAGGTCTACGGATGGTTGGCTTAGTCACTTTGAGCAGATTGTACTGGATGAAGGTCACGATGCCCCGGACGCACTAGCACGGGCTATGCAGTTCGTCATTACCCCAGATGATGTGGAGAAGGTGCTTGAGCTAGAGTACCCTATGAGGACTGCTGAGTTTGGCTCATGGAAGGGCTGGGCTTGTGGGGCAAAGGTAGTGGCTGAAGAGAAGATGAAGGACTGGGAGCGTAGACTCAATAGCGAAATGTCTCCCAAGGCGTCATGGATTAAACAGCTCCTCCACTTGCGGAGGTTGGTCAAGCGGCTCTCTGTCATTGCAACCGGACGGTACGATAACTGGGTAGTCGAGGAAGTGGAGAGAGGATTCCAGTTCGATGCCGTCCGGCTGGGCCAGTATGCGGAGGGTATCCTGTTCTTGGGTAAGAAGAAGATAGTGGTGGTGAGCGCCACACTCCGGCCCAAGACCATGCACATGCTGGGACTCAGGAAGGATGCATTCGACTTCTACGAGTTCGATAGCGACTTCGACTCATCCCGCTGCCCCATCTACTACATACCCACCATGCGGGTGGATGCCAGGGTCAAAGACTTGGGGATGTTGTGGGTTAGGTTAGACCAGATAATGTCCCGCAGAACAGACCGCAAAGGTATCATAGACCCTATCAGCTTTGCCCGTAGGGATGAGGTGATGAAGGCCAGCAGGCATGTTGGCCGGATGATTACCAACCAGAGAGGAGAGTCTATAACCCATGTCCTCGAAACGTTCCGTAGTGCAGCTCCGGGTACCGTCTTGGTCAGCCCCAGTGTTGGTACAGGCTATGATTTCCCAGGGAGCCAGTGTGAGTGGCAGTTTATTTGCAAGGTTCCCTTCCCTGACGGTAGAGCTAAAATTCAGCAAGCGAGACAGAACGATGACAAAGAATACGGCCCCTACGGAGCCATGCAAACCCTAGTCCAGTTCTTTGGCCGGGGTATGAGGAGTAAGCAGGATAGGTGTGAGGGGTTTATCAGTGATGACCACCTACAATGGTTCCTGCCACGGTACAGGCATTTAGCGCCAAAGAGTTTCCATTCACACTTTCGCATGGTTTCTACTGTCCCCCCGCCACCGGAGGCTTTATGAGTGAAGACACACGTTTCTGTTATGGGGTTAACTGCACATGGTTTGGCCCTATCCAAGAGGTTAGCAATACCCAAGACCACCCGTTTTGGAAAGCTCAACCAAAGAGAACTATCAAGGTTGGAGATAGAGAGCTAGATACCTCTAAATTCCGCACGCCCTGCTGCCCTAACTGTGGGGGGATGCTCATGGAGAAAGAGAATAGTACTGAGTTCTGGAAAGGCTCTGAGGAGTGGGATAAGACTCATCCCGGCTATCTCGATATGATGAGATGGCAGAGAGCCTTCAAACCGATTTGTTTTCGTAGTATGGAGCAGCTAAAGACAACCTACGATAACAGAGACCGTGACCCACGCTTTAGGCTAAGGCACGGGTAGTGGAAAGTGTAATGATTACATTTGAGAGGAGCATTAAAATGGATGAGAGGCCATCAATACAGAGAGCACCACTACCGGGAGGAGATTCTCCTGCTGGAGCACGGGGGGAAACACTTCGGAATCAGGCTAAGGCTGAGGCATCGGCAGATCAGATAAGCTACATTGAATCTGCCCCTGAGAATCAGGTGCAACTCAGCCCCCGAATGGAGTACTTAGCCCGTAGGATTGGAGGATGCCAAACAGATGAAGTCATGGCTCTAGTCAGACGCATTCTGTTTGAAACATCCCGGCTACCCCGGAATTACTAGGTTCCCAAAGTAGTAAAATTCAATAGAGGAGAAACTGAATGGCAATCAAAGGAGTGGTAAAAGTCCCGCCAGCATCAGGGGGATTTAATTTCGGAGACATGAGTGCGTATTCCTCCGGGGGAGGCATCCCCGAAGGCGACTACGTATGGAAGGAACTGACAGTAGAGATGTTCCAGCCCACCAAGCTATCAGGGGCTACTGTTGGACCCGCCAAGCTAGCAGTCAGGATCGTCCTGGCCCCACTAGGTGGTGGGGAAGACAGGGAGCAACACTACTCCCTGGGCACCAATGCTCACCAATCATGGCAGCCTAATCCGGAAACGGGTAAGAGCATCGTGGCTGTACCTGGGGGGCCGGGTACTCCTCCGAATGCATCCACCAACTGGGCTATGTTGGTGAAGTCTCTGTTTGACAGTGGCCTACCCAACGGTGTCCTACAGGATGATTTGTCTGTCTTGGAAGGCATCCACGTTCACATGGCTAATGTCCCAGAGCCAGAGGACCGGAAGGGGTTCAGGGCCAAGACAGGGGAAGCATCGGAGATACAGGCACCGGGGACTATTGCCGTTGTCACTGAGATTAAGGATGACGGCAAGCCGTGGGAAGGGACTGGTGGTGTACCTGCTGAGACAGCCCCAAAACCAAACGGGAAGGTCCCGCATGGTACTGGGCAGACCGCTGCCCCCGCTGCGGCCACTCGGCCCGCAACCTCGCGTGGTGCGACTGCTACTACCCCGGCTGCCCCTGCCGTAGCGGAGGACACTGAGACTGCCGCTATCACGGGTATCTCTTCTGTGTTGGAACTGCCTCAGTATGCCAAAGGTGTGGGGAAGCTCATTCTCCGTACCAGTACCTTCAAATCGGTGAGCAGCACATCTGGACAGGAAGTAGCACAGAAGGTGATTAACACTTACTTCTCATCCGATGACTCACTCAACTCAATCCTCAACTCCCTGGGCTACAAGGTCGCAGGGCCGCAAGTAGTGCCAGCGTAAAGAGGAAGGGAGGGTATAATGATAGTTACGTCTAAGGATGTTAAACTCTCGCTTATACCCTCCACCACTCCTAGGGCTGTAGGTATCCATGTCAGCGGGATTATCAGGGCTATAGCCAAGCAGACTGGGATACTCAAGGCTGAGGATGCTGAGGATATTAAGGAACCCTCCATAGCGGACATACGGGAGATTAGTGACCCTGTAGCTCTTGCCCGTATCAGCATCGGCCTAGCTTGGGAGGAGTATTACCTGAAGTTTCTAGGGATAAGAGAGATTAAGAAGCACCCTGGGGAGAGATGTGTAGATAGAATCTACATGAACCCAGATGGAGTGGGCATTTCCAGAGATTGGCTAGCTTCCTCGCGTGTAATGATTACACGTATCCATGAGGTGAAAGCCACCTACAAGAGCATCAAGACTGTAGGGGACATGACCAAGCAGTGGTTGTGGCTCACCCAGATCAAAGCCTACTGTAAAGGATTCGGGACTAGGTATGCCACTATGCATGTCCTGTTTCTGTGTGGGGACTATAAGTTCCCTATAAGGCCGATAGTAAGGGAATGGCCTATCGAGTTTACCCAGAAAGAGATTGATGATAACTGGGAGATGCTGACAGAGTACCGGGACTGGAGGGAATGATGTACCTCACAGACTTAGTAAGTGCTGGAGAGATGGTCAAATACAGGAAGACTATACCCTCTCCAGAGTTCCAAGAGGAACAGAATAAAAGGTTGGGGGGTATATTTGAGGAGTACGGTACAATCCTAAGTTTTGAATCTAATCGTCATGGGTGGAGTGAGGAGGAGTTTGTGTATGCTCTGGGTCACGCCTTAATCGCAATAAGGGCCATAGACTACCTCATCTATAAGGTGACGGAGAAGACTCAATGACCCTACCCGCCAGTTTCGCCCGTGATGGCTTCCAACACATCTCCCAAGTGAGGAGCAAGCAGCGGCATATCCTCATCGGTACAGATGGCTGGAGTAATACGGGCAAGAGTGAGTTTGGCTTGTCCTGCCCTGGACCCGGTATCTTCCTGTGCTTAGATCGCGGGTTTGATGCTATGCTGGATAACCCTAACCCGCCTAAGTCTCGCCGGGATGACTTCGCATTCAAGGTTGTCAAGGTACCGCTAGCTACACAGGCAGCACAACCAGAATACTTGGATTACTGGAGGCAGTTCTACACCGAGTATAAGAAAGCTCTCGATAATCCAGATGCCCGCACGGTGATACTAGATGGGGATTCAGACTCTTGGGAGCTACAGCGGTTAGCCGAGTTCGGGAAGCTAGAGCAAGTCCCTGCGATACGGTACACTTCAGTCAATGCCGCTAGACGAGCTATGATTGCTCGCGCATTTGACTCTGGGAAGATTGTCATATTCACCAACAAGCTCAAGGATGAGTATGCCGCATCTACTGAGGATAAGAATAAACAGGTTAAGACGGGTAAAGAGAAGAGGCAGGGATTTGCAGACCAAGACTACCTCTACCAGATACAGCTCAGACACTTGTATGACCCGGAGACAAACAGGTTTGGCGTGAGGATTATGAAGTGCAAGAGCGATACCAGCTTGACTGGAATGGAACTGTGGGGAGATGAGTGTAATTTCGCTGGCTTGGTGCAGTGTATTTACCCTCATATATCCCTAAAGGAATGGGGATTCTGATGCTGGATGACTTGATGAAGTACGGGTACATAGAGACAAGGGACCGTAACAAGGTTGTACTGTTGCGGGAGATGTACACAGAGCTACGGCACAAGGGCCACGCCCTCCACTTCTCAGAAGAGATTAAGGATGGGCAGATAACTAAGTTGTCTGTCTATAACTACCGTTCTTGTGTTGTGTGCCAACCGGACAGGAGACTACCTTGAAGTACGAGTACATCCGGCTTGCTATAGATGTGGGAGACTTAAGTGAGTTAAATAGTTTATCCTCTGTCGGCTTTAGGGTTGTAGCAGTCATTGATGAGACTGAAACGGTCTATGATCCAACTTTTGATAAGACTAAGCCAGGGATAATACCTTGTGCGGAATGTGTGGTTCACTATGCTTTATTGGAGAGAGAACTACCATGATACTCGTAGACTCACGTACCGGATCGAAGGAACTAATCCCCTACCTTGAACGAATCTCAATGAACGTGAAGATTGAGAAGACTACCCTTGAATATGGTGATGCCTGCTTTGAGGGGCATGGTCCCCAGGGTGGGATATGCGTGGGGATTGAGCGCAAGAGCCTCAGCGACATACTCAACTGTATAGATGATGCACGCTATGCCGCCCACCAACGGCCAGGTATGAAGGCCATGTATGGGTACAGCATCGTCATGGTTGAGGGGATATGGAAACCGGATTCAACCACGGGGTATTTAATGGAGTGCATCCGTACCCTTGAGTGGCGTCCATTTAGGTATCGCACACAGATGACCCGTTATTCTAAGCTGTTCAGGTTCCTTTTGACGCTACAAGTAGCCGGGACAGGTGTAATCATTACACGGGACATGGAGCACACAGCGTTCAATATCCTCGAGTGCTATCAGTACTTCCAGAAGAGGTGGGAAGACCATACCAGTTTACTCGAAACACAGAAGCTCAATATGCCCTCACTCAATGGTAGGCCATCACTAGTGAGAAGGTGGGCATCAGAGCTGGATGGCATTGGCGTGAAGCATGGGATGCAGGCAGAGAAGCTATTCCGTACTCCCTATGAGTTAGCCAGCTCAGATGAGAGTGATTGGATTAAGATTGATGGGGTGGGGGCAAAGTTAGCCCGCTCAGTAGTAAAGCAGATACACGAAACAGAATAGGAGAAATTTATTATGGCTGAAAAGTTTGATGGCTGGAAAGTGGCTACCCTCATTCTACTAACTCCATTTACGGCATTCCTAAGAGGGTATGCACTGGTGATGCTTTGGAGATGGTTCCTAGTTCCAACTTTCGGAGTACATGAGCTAAGAGTAGTTAATGCCATAGGGTTAATGTGGCTAGTGCAGTATGTCACCCATGATTCGAGTATCAAGCGGGATAGCTCACAAGATACTATCACAATCATCGGTATAGCTATTCTTGGCCCTCTCATGGCTGTGGGGTTCGGGTGGGTAATCCACCTGTTCATGTAAACATGGATCGTTGCGCCCTATGCCCTGCAAAGCACAACTGTGTGCCCCCTAGTGGGCCGGAGGATAGTGATGTTCTATTCATTGGTGAAGCTCCTGGTAAGGATGAAGATAGGTTGGGACAACCGTTTGTGGGCAAAACGGGGGAAGAGGTTAATAGGCATTACCTTCCACTCGCTGGACTCAAACGCGAGTCTTGTTATGTGGACAACAGCATCCGGTGCCTTCCAGATAGGCCCCAGGGTAGACTCGACATACATAGAGACGCAGATAGAGAACTCCTCTTGTCGTGCTCCAATAATGGAGTCCTCCGAAGGCTGCAAGTCGGAGGATATAAGGTAATAGTAGTAATGGGAGTACTAGCCTGCTACGCCATAGACCCTGACATTAACCTTGAGCTACAGCATGGCATCCCCCTGGAGACTAGTTGGGGCACAGTGTTCCCCATGTACCACCCAGCCGGGGGACTACATGAGCCTAAGAAGATGTTGATGATCCGCAATGATTGGGTCAGGCTTGGCAAGTATCTCAAGGGCAAGCTCAGAGTCCCCTCTGACACATGGCCCACTCCAGACTATAAGGAAATAGGGGCAGATGAGCTATTGACTGACTACCTTGAATGTAATGATTACACTCACCCATTGGCCTGTGATACAGAAGTCACTCGTAAACGTGACCCATTCTGCTTGAGCTATTCAACCTTCCCCGGCACAGGCCGATTGATACGGGCTGAGGATAAGGAAGCTCTAGAGATATTCCAGTTGATGCTAGATAGGTGGGAAGGTCCTATCCTGTTCCATAACTGGATGTTTGACTCTCAGGTGGTAGGAAAAATGGGACTACAATTCCCTCAGAGCCGTATCATTGATACGATGGTACGTGCCTACCACCTGGGAAATGTGCCACAAGGACTCAAGGCCCTGGCTTACAGATTACTTGGGATGGCTATGAGTGACTTCGATGATGTTGTCTCACCCTATTCTACCCCTCTTTGCCTCAGCTATCTCAGGGAAGCTGTCAACCATGAGTGGCCTAAGCCAGAGGAGCAGACAGTACGTGACCCGCAGGGCCAGTGGAAGCTGTACAAGCCCCAGAGCATGAGCACTAAGCTCAAGAGGTTCCTCACTGATTACCAGAAGCATCCTGACAAGGATGTGTTCCAAGCATGGGATAACTGGGAGGATGACCACGCACAGATTGAGATAGTGTGTGGGGAATGGCCGGGTAAGAGCATAGAGCATGTGCCGATAGAGAAGACCATACACTATGCGTGCCGAGATGCTGACGCCACACTAAGGTTGTGGCCTGTATTGCAGGGGATGACTAGACAGGTTAGACGTAAATTATCAGAGCATTGGGAGGACTAAATGAGTGGACTACACGCAGATGACGTGGATATGCTGAAGAAGAGGCACCCTAATTCAGCTAGATTCCATGAGATACTTGTAGAACTGGGGTCGTTGCATGACCGTAAGCAATTAGACTACGGTAAGGGGGATGATCCATTTGCCAATGTGCGAGCTAGCTCAGAGTGGGGAATAGCTCCCTGGGTGGGGGCTATGGTGCGTCTAAATGATAAGGTTAAGAGGCTACAGTCCCTAGCGCAAAATGGAGGACTCCACAACGAGAGTGCAGAGGACTCCATGAGGGATATTGCTGTATATGCTGTGATTGCTTTAGTGCTATACGAACAAGCTAAATGACTAGGCTCTACAATGGCGTGCGGCTACTAGGCTCTGGGCCTAGTGTGGCTAACATCTCGCGTATCGACTCAGGCGCGATGCCTATGATACTCAGTATGGCTAAGACTGGCCTACAGGTTGACCTAGACCACTTCGCCAAGATGGAGACTAGTCTCACAGAGGACATGGACCGTATCACAGAGGAAGTCCATACCCTTACTGGGCACTACATCAACCTAGACTCAGGGGACCAAGTGTCAGACTTATTGTTCAAGAAACTGGGACTCAAACAAGCTCGATTCAAACTTACCCGTTCGGGAGACAGAGAGAGTGTAGAAGATGAAGTCCTCACGGCTATACAACACGATCATCCAGTGGTGCCACTCATTCTTTCATACAAAGAGTACAGCAAGCTACAAGGTACCTACGTCCGTCCCATGCCTAAGCTTGCTAGACGTTGTGAAGGTGACGTGTGGAGAATGTTCCCTAACCTCTCTAACACGCGAGTACCTTCTGGAAGGCTGTCATGCAAACAACCTAACCTACTTGCTATGCCCACACGTACGGATAGAGGCCGTGAGATACGTAGAGGATTCATCACAAAACCCGGTTGGATTATTGTCTCTGTCGATGAATCCCAAATAGAGGTTAGGCTTGCTGCTCACAGTTCTGGAGATAAGGCACTCATCCGGGTCTACGAGAATGAAGAGGACATATACAGTGATTTTGCTATCACAGCGTTCAAGCTGAAGGATGACAGATACTTAGATGAGACTGGCTGGCACTACCCTTCGGTACATAGGATGAATCACCGCTACCCGGCTAAGACCTGTATACTGGCATCCATCTACGATGTATCAGCTAAGGGCTTACTAGAACAGATGCCCCCTGGCTATGGCTGGACTGAGGACAAGTGCCAGGACCTTATCAATGCCTTCTACATGAAGTATCCTGGAGTGCTGGAGGATCGCAGACGCTACCATAGGATAGCCCGTAGACTTGGTTACTGCTACGATATGTGGGGCCGCATCCTACACGTTGCGGCTGTGCGGAGTGTTCACCCGTGGGTAGTGGGGGCCGCGCTACGGGAGGTGGGTAACTTCCCGTACCAGTCTGGGGCACAAGGGACCATTAAGCTCACGATGGCAGCAGTATGGGATGACCTGGAGCAGAGTAATATGCTGGATGTGGTACACCCCTTATTACAGGTCCATGATGAGCTATTATTTGAGTGCCGGGAAGATGTAGCCGATGAGTTGATAGAGGCCACCAAGTACAGGTTTGAGACTTGTGCTCCATTGAGAGTACCATTAAAGGCTAGTGGGGCTAAGGCAGAAAATTGGGGTTCGTTGGAAAAGTGATGGAGGGTATAGTGTAATGATTACATCTAAGGGTGGATGGCAACCCGTAAGAGTGCAGATTACCCACGGAAAGTCCTTCATGTGTGCAGAGGACATAAGGAAAATACTCAGCACAGTCCTTCCGGGTAGACCTTATGACCTTAACATTGATGGCCTTACTAACTGGTACAGGTGTGATTCAACTCACTTCTTTGTGGTGGATGTTCGCAGTCTACACCTAGAAAGTGGTGATAGTTATATATTCTGTTGTGAGCATGACCTACTTGCAGACTGATTTAGCACTTGACAAGGTTTCACTATTGTGATACCAATACAAAAGGAGGAGCAATGGCAAAACTACCTGCTGCACTAGCCCAAAAGATAGCCCAATCACAGTTGGGGTCTGGACCCAGTTTGGTCCCACAAGCCCCAGTCAAAGAGCCTGAAGAGGTTATCCCCACAGTAGAGGAACTGATTGGGGAAGCTGAGGACTTGGAGACACTACGTAGCCTTGTGGCTGCCCTAGTAGTGCCACAGGCTGAGGTGAAGAGGCTGGAGAAGGTCATTGACACTATCAAGCCCCGCATCAAGGTCATAGTATCCCAGTATGGGATTGCTAAAGCTCTGTGTGGGGAGTCTACGCTGTCCTACTTCGCCACTAGCCGCAGCACAATCAATAGGACCAAGCTGCTAGCCGCTGGGGTGGATGAGTCCATCATTGAGGACTGCACAGATAAGACTGAGAGCTTTAGTCTAAAGGTTAGTTAAGCAGGCCATCAACGAGAAGTTGCAGAGGGAGGCGAAATGAGCAAGCGGCCATTCATAGCAGAGTCCAAAGACGGTTGGAGTCCTTCATCTGGCACGATTCAGAGGCTTCAATCGAAGGCTCGCAAGATTGGATTAATCTGGGACTGGCCGACTATTGCAGTACTCGCCAATCACGACATGCTTCTGGATTGCTCGCATATCACGGGCGACTGCGGAGCCGATTTGATCGCGTGCAAAGTAAAAGTGGAGATTCAAAGTCGATGGCGATTACGTTCGGGAAGAATTAGTCCAGCGTGCGCCAGCAAGGAGCTAAACATGGGTAGCCGAGCCGAGATAGTTCGAAGGATTTTGCTTGTGATTCTATTTGGAACGATGGCAGCGTCTAACTATTTTTGGCGCAAAGCCTACGAGACTAAGCCATTCATGCAGAAAGAAGCGATGGCTCCGTGGGATATTCAGTACGAGACGGACTACGATGCAGTGATACGCGGCTGGTCCATTACTGGAGATTGCCTTATTGACCTCAGCAAGGGGGCGACTAGGGTTCTTGGCGCAAATAACGATTTCTTTGGTGGAAAAGGTAAGCCGTGCAGGATGTCCCCGAACGGTCGCAAAAAGTACGTCAGTGTTCCCGCACGGTAGGTGGGAGAGAAAAGAGGGGTCTATGTCTAGCCAAGAGTTGCAAGAAGCACTGACGGAACATTTCAGAAGAATTGGGATGGGTAATGCCTGCCAACTTGCTGATATTGCACTATACGAGTTGGCCGCCCAGCCCGACAGCTTGCGGGAGAAGCTGACGTTCGCTGAGTTTGCGCGGGTGAACCGCTTGCGCTGTGAGAGCAGGGAGGGTTTCGACCACGCGCTTGATTCCTGGTCCACGTCGGATTGGTTCACGGCTCTGTTCGGCGAGCTTGGTGAGGCGGCGA